ATGTTCATTCCTGTATTTACTGTATCATAAGTTTCTCTAGACATTTTACCTGATCTTACTAATGGGTCTGGATGAAAATCTAAACCTCTTTCGTATTTATCTAAATACTTTCCTGACTTAGCTTTTAGCATGCCGCCTTTTCTTTTACCAACAGCACTTGATGCTTTTTCAACATCTTTTTTTGTCATTCTGTCTTGGTTACCAACTGCGTCTTTAGCTGTTTGAATGTCTTTGGTTGTCATTCTATCAGAATCGTCTTTGTATCTTCTTTGACGATTGCTACTTGAGCCAAGAAAGCCACCCATTTTGTATCCTGATTTTTTCATCAGTGCAAAATCTGCACCAGTAATTTTACCATCTTTGTTTTTATCTAATTTCTTTTGTTTGCCTTTTAACATAACTCCTCCACTATTTTTTTTATCAACCTTACCATAATCTTGGTCAAGTTTATTTTTTATTACCTTGGACATAGCTGCTCCAAATCCCAATGCGGATGCTCCCGCTAAACCATAACCTAATCTATCATACTTTTCTTTTTTTCTCTCTCTTGGAGTTTTTCTAAATTTAGGTTCAATAAGTTTAAAATCAGACATTATCTAACGCCTTTAAATTTCATTCCTGCGATTGCTTTGCCACCACCTCTTACACCGTCAGGTCTGTAAGGGCATGAAGACATTCCCCCTGTACTCATTTTTTTTGGGTTTCCATAAGGCTCAGGTTGATTGTACATTTCTCTATCGAAGATAGGAGATCTATCATTTTGAAAGGAGTCTATCATTTCATTGTCTTCTTTGATAGGATCTTCTGGAGCAGGTTTATAGATAGTTTTCTGTCTATCCAGCATATCTTTGATCATTGCTTTATTAGCTGCTTTACGCATATTTTTTTCAGACTTATTAGCCATAATATCTATACTCCCTCTCGATTTTAAATTCTGCAGGTTCGTCCTGGTACGTAGTTACCAATCCGCCTTGACGATATCTTAACATAGCTTGAGTGGTGCTGTCTACAAAGTCATCATATTGGCCATTCGGAAAAGCAGCACACTCCTCGATCACCTCATTTGCCCAATGTTCATCGGGAGCCCATACCATTCCTGATTCAAAGATAGGGGCTACTGCTGCTGCTCTTGTGATTTTATCACGTCCTTTAGACGGAACGAAATCTAACACAGGAATACCCATGCGTCGTAATTCTTGTATTAAGGGTTGTCCTGATGCTTTTGCCTCAATAATAATCGATTCTGCTTCCCAATATTTATACCACTCATAGGTTAAATTTTTTAAATCAGGAAAATCATATCTGCCTTTAATAGCATCGAGTAAGATTAAATTATCTTCATATCCTTCAATGGGTTGAAAGACTCCCCATACCGTTATCGCAGAATAGTCTGCTGTTTCTTTTTTGGAGTATGCAGTATCTAAACTCATGATCACATGTTTCAGAGCCGGTAGCCGTTCCTGTTCCCACTTGTTCCACCATTCTCTTTTTAGGATAGCACCTTCTTCTGCGGTAGGATCTTGCATATATTGTGCATTCCAGTTTTTCGGTGACACTGAAGCTTTTACTTTTTCTAACTCTTCTAAAGACCAGTACTCAGGCCATACAGGATTCCCTGACTCTAATATCGCTGGAAAAGAAATTAATTTCCATTTATCTGCTTTCGGTTCTTTTTGAGCCTTGATGAGCCTTCCTGTTAAATCATCCTGTGCCCAACGTGTCATCACCACCACAATCGTTCCTCCAGGTTGCAAACGTTGACGTGGACCCGAGCTATACCATTCGTATGCACGATCCATGGCTGTATCCGAATACGAATCTTGTTCGGTATGCGGATCGTCGATGATGAGCAAGTCAGCACCTCTACCAGTTATCGAACCACCAACACCGGCTGCAAAATATTCTCCACCATGATTCGTTTCCCAACGTCCCTTTGCTTTGGAGTCCTCACGAAGTTTCACGTCACCAAAGATTTGTTTGTACTCTGGAGAATCCATTAGATTACGAACCTTACTTCCGAACCTTCCTGCTAATTCTGCGTTGTGTGATACTTGCATAATTTTTGCTTTTGGATTCTTTCCAATAAACCATGCAGGGAATAAATAAGATGCAAATTCAGATTTAGTATGCCTAGGAGGCATATTAACTATGAGCCTCTTATTTGATTTATCGGCAATCTTATGAAACTCTTCCGCTATCAAAAGATGGTGACCGTCGGGTCCCCTTTTTTGTTTTGGTCTATAGATAAAATCTGGCCATACTTCTTTAACAAAAAATAAAAAATTATCTTGGCATAATTTAATATACTCAAGTTGTTTCTTAAGGATAACATCCTTTAATTCATCTTCAGTTAAATGACTATAATTATTCATACAGTTTTCATATACACTACGTGGATCAAACTTGCTTATAGACCCAAACGCAAGTAACATCCTTAGACTATCACGACGCAGGATATTGTGCAATTGTTTCGAATACCTACTAGATGTTGGTACCTCTATCACATCAAGGATCGGTGATGATGGTGGTGGAGATGGTAGAAGGTTGAGTTGGCTAGGCGACAGTGTCGCCTAGCCGAACAGGGTTACCCTGCTAACTTGGATACTAGGTGTCCGAACTTGCGTAAGATTTCCTCTTTTAACTCATCAGCTAATCTGTGTCCTTGATTAGTGATAATGAAATTCTCACAAGTACTCATCAACACCGAATACATTACCTCGTAGTTTAACTCTTTTACTTGTTGTTGATTTAAATTTAAATCACCTACTTGATTAACTTGGTTGCCCTGTTTAATCTTAGATAGGTATTGATTAAGAACTACTAATGAACTGTTATTACTCATTGTTGCCCTCAATCGCTTTGTACTCAACATAGTTAAGAGTGTTAGAAAACTTGTCATATAAATCTATATGCTGTTCTTTAAATGCTTTCGTTTGAAAGCAATCTCTCGACTTGTTAATGCGTTGAATACCAAACTCATTGCCTTTGATATCATAGGCAACAACAAAATTAGATTTTTTCTTTTTAAAGATATCCTCTAATTTTGGTTTGATTAACTCAACTTGCTTTGAGTACTTTTTTATAATCGTTCTTAATTTAACATAAGATACGATTTGCTTTTGCTCCATGTCAGATAAGACATTTTGCTTTTTGTTTAGTTTAGTCATATTTACTCCTTTGTTAGTGTTAGAATTTAATGACATACTGTATATATAATCATATCCCAACTAATTACAATACCTAAATTCATTTTTTTTTATTTTTTTACCAAAGCAATCCCGTGCTGGTGCTGGTGCACCAGGAAGCAGTTTTATGTAATTAATCCAACGAAAGAAACGACGACGCAACGACGGCGAGAGTAACTAGCGTTGGCATTGCCAACGCTAGTTTAAGTAATATGATTAGTTTAATGGTGTCTAGCATATTCTAAAACCGCCACTAGAACGGCAAAAAGAAATGAAGTTTTTCACATTCTCAACAGAAAAAGGATAACTCGCAACATGCTTAGTCATCTTGTAAATCCTGTTCCACTCATCATGGTCAGCTTTAGGATATTCCGCAGGGACTAATTCTTTCCCTGCTTCTTTCTCCACTTTCTCTTTTAAGTTTTTAAAAAGAACTTGTAACTTTTGATTGTGTTCTTCACACTCTTTTCTCTCTTGCTCGTAATCGTGGGCAAACGCTTCTGTATGTCCTGTTTTGATTAAGTGCTCAAGTTGGTCAGCTATTGCATTTGCTTCGGCTTCGCTAACCGTGTGCCCGTCGTTGAAATGCCATTGTTCTGCATCTTCATCAGATACGCATTTAGTGTGCTCAATAACATAATCCGCCAACGGTCTCCACCACCACACATTGTTCCTAAAGTAAGTGCCGTCTTGTGCTTCCCATTCTTGATAATCTTTAGCCCATTGGTCGCCATAGTCATCAGGTGCACCATTTTCAGGTTTTTTAATGTTAGTTTGTTTTGGGTTTAGTCCGTATAAGTCCATGCCCATTGTGTTCTCCTTTGTTAAAGTTTAGTTTATGTAAATATAATCATATCCCAACTAATTACAAGTCTAAAAATAAAAAAATTTTTATCAGAAGATTTTTCCAAATCCTCTGGAGCTGGTGCACCAGTCTTCTTCCTATTACCATTTTCTCACAATCCTACCCTTTGAACGAGAACGAGGATAAAAAGTCTTCGCCAGAGCTGCGTAGCCAGCCAGGATCAATGGTTCATGACCTGCAGTACCTGCCCTATATTCCGAAAACGAGGAACGAGACAAGGACGATCAGGCCAAGAACCAATTTGGGAAAGGCTAATAGGAACAACATTCCTAAAAGCAAATACATATTTCCCTAAGCTTCCTCCACATCAAACGTTCCTCCTTCGCCGTTACCAACCTTCCAGGACTTGGTATCCCAACCACTATCCTCAAGGTCTTCGCGAGCTTTTTCCAAAGCTGCATCCGGAGATTTGGCTTCAAAGACTTTTTCGAAAACGCTGTGCTCTGAATAATAAACGAGATATTTTTTCATCTTACTCATCCTCCTTTTCCAGAACTTCTACCGCTTGACGGTCTACCACCTCTTCATGCTCAACGTCACCCGGAAGTTCCCATTCCCCATAGTTAGCCTTCTCCAGTGCAGCCTCATCTGAGTCAGCTTCAACAGAGACATGTCGTGCTACAAGATCCGAGACCAAAACTACATACCTCATGTTACACCTCCCCCAATATTTCTTTAGCATGTTTGTCACCGCCCGCTGCATCCTTCTGGATCATCTCCTTCATCTCTTGATGCTCACGCTCGCAGTAATCGCGAGCGAGGATCTCGACGGCTTGCCATACCATCGCATTCTTGAAGACATCGTTTGTGGTAACATAGCTTTTGCTTGGAGAATATCCAGCAAAAAGATCTAGCGCAGATTGCCATCCCGAGTCTTCGGCATAATCCTGACAAAGCTCAAAGATCTCATCCCCATGGATATCGTATAGTTCACAAGTGTCCTTGTAGTAAGTCAATCCAGGGAAACCGCTGATGCAGCCATGCATGGCTACTTCGTCTGCAGCTAGTCCTGAGTCGGGATCATCAAACCGCGAATTAATTAATTCGCGGAATGAAATTTTTTCTTCTGTGTTGTATTTATTGGTTGCTTGGTTGTCCATGTGTGATGCCCTCCTTATTGGTTTTGTATTTTATCATTTGACTTAAATGTAGATGTTTCAGTATCTGTGGTGAGTTATCTAATTTTCCAACACCTTTCTTCTGATCACCCTTTGTGATTCGCACCCACATCTTCTCGTGTTTGTTTTTATTCTTAAACCATACATACACGTAGTCCCGCATCTTTCTTTGCAGTTCAAGTTTCTTGATCGTGAAGTAGGTTTCTTTTCCGTGTTCAGGGCATGACCAAATCATATTCTCGGCCTGCTCCCATTTGTCTGTCTTTGACAGTTTAGGCATAGTTACTCCTTGTTAGTTGTTTAGTTATTCTACATATAAGAATAGTTGGGACATTCGTCAAGTCTTTTTTTAAAAAAATTTTTCCAACCAAAGTGCCATCAGGAAACTTCTGGCGTCCCAGCTCCTTTCTTCTGTAAGAAAGATAGGTAGATATTTATCTTCAAACGAGAACGAGAGCTGAAGTTCTCTGAAGGAAGTTTCTGGCACCAGTGCTTCTGGGACCGGTGATCCTGATTAGTTATATAGGAAAAACGAGAACGAGAGCGAGAAACGAGGACGAGATCCTCTGACGCTGCCTGGCATCCCAGCTTCTGGTGCAGTTACCGGGATCCGGTAAGGTTTAATAAGGAAACGAGAAACGACGACGGGAGATCCTTCAACGAGATTACCGTATCGGGAACCAGGGTTCGTGGATCAGTGAACACGGTGCGAGGTCTGTAGAGTTTAAGGACGCTCTCCGAGAGGGGTCTATTGCAGATAATGACAATGCCACCATGTTTAATATAGTTGTTTATCCAAGCAATTTGCCATTTAGACAGGGGCGGATACTTGCTGGGGCTTGCCTTTAATTCTAACCAAAAAGCAGTGCCTTGATGACAGCAATGTACGTCGGGTATTCCGTTAACAGTTCTACTTTCTATTCTTGTGAAATGTAAATTTTTCAAGCATTTTTTGAGGCGTTGCCACAACAGAGCTTCTGGAGTTCTTGCTACCATTCTTGCTCTTTAAACCTTTTTTTATTAACGTCAAGATTTTAGGATTGTCACGGAATATTTGACATAACTGATTGCTTAAAATGTTCACCACATTCTCCTCTATCTTGTCGTCCTCAAGAGCAGCTCCATCATCTTTCAAGCCACCATACCACACAGCAGCGTGTACTATTTCATGTAAAAGTGTATTGGCTAACGCAGTATCAGATTGGTCATCTGCTAATGTAATCATAGCATCTTTGGACTCAAACATTCCAAAGTTTTCATCTTTGAATTTAGCATCGCTGGAAACAACCAACGACACATCTTCAAAACTAATCTTTATCTTCTTCGGTAGTGATTTTAATAGTTCCGACATTTGTGCTTATATTGCCACCATGTACTCTATGAAACTCTGTCCAAAAATTATCTTCAGTCCACTTGCTCAATTTCGATCGTTTTCGCATTGTGACCGTCGATTTTTTTCGAGAGCTCTTCAAGTTTTTTCTCGAGTTCATCGCGACTCATCCCTTCCATTCCTGTTACGGTTATTTGTTTTTGATCTACAAATAGATTTGCTATTTGCCCAGAGCGATACTCAGCATTAATCGCAGCAGCGAATTGTTCTTTCTTCATTGCCGCATTTGCCATGTATTCGAATCTTTTATGACGTCTTAATTTATCAGAATATTTTTTTTCTTCTTGTTCTTTCAATTTGTCTATCAACATACAAACATGAGGACTAATTTTACGATTAGTAAGTCTGGAACCGATAGCAGCAGCAGTTGTATCAGTCATTTCTTTGTCCTTATCTCCAAAAACTTCCTTGACGATTGCAGTCTTTGACATCGTTCCCCAATTTTCAATATACATCTTCACAAACATTTCTTGTTTGGGAGTTACATCATCAATCGTTAATAAGTGTCTTGCTTTAGGCATTATACTAAGCCACCATACTTGTATTTCTTTTTCCAACCAACAAAAATTTCTGGCTTGCTAAAACCTTTCCAACTTTCAGATCCTCCTGGAAAATCTACTTTGCCCATATCAAAAGATTTACCAATGTCGAAAGATATTTCACTACCACCCTCCGTTGTATAAGTTGCACCTATTTTACCATGCGCAGATTTAGCATCCACATCAACTCCTTTTGCAGGTTTAGATGAAATTGTACGACCTTGTGCGGAAATGTTCAATTTAGCTTTGCCCATAATTTTCCTTATATAGATTTTTACAACAACTATATACTACTCAAGTAGTTTTCAAAAGCCGATCCCAGAAGAAGTGTATAGAGGTACGTTATTAGTGTACCTAGGTACATTAGCAGGTACATGTAAAAAAGTACTTAAGTAGTTGATATTATTATATTATTCGTTAGAGGTACGTTAGGTACACTATATTCTGGTTTGTTTTTATTTTTTTTATTTCTGTCGTAATAATCTATATAGGAGAAAAAATTTGACAATTCCGTAGCACTTTGATAAACAAGTCTTGGCAATCGAAATCCTTTTTTGTTTTCATAATCGATTGCCTCTTTCCTTTCAACAAATGGAGATTATTATGACATGGATTCGGAGGCTAAGCCTCCATTTTGTGTCTAACCCCTTGACGAATACCATATCTAGTACTATATAGGATATTGTTTAGTTTAATCGACAAGAAGTCGATACTCTTTGTTAGAGTGAAAATAGCTCCTAGCCCCCTAGGGGCTATTTTTTTAACTCCTCTATCTTGCTCTTTACCCATTTAATTCTGGCCATGATCCGTGATCGTTGTTCCTTGGTTAAAGTACCTCTATACACCCTATAACATGCCCTGTATTCGAGCCATAAACGCTGTATACGCGTAAACTTCACTGACCCCTGGTCACGGAGCCATTGATACCTATCTTTGACAAATTCTGGGTCTATTTCGGCATAATAACAAACCTGCTCAAAATCCTTAGATTTACCTAACAACCACGTATGAGCTTCCTTTTTCCTGTAAGCATCAATCTTGTTCAACGAATCACTAGAAACATCCTCAAATGCCACCACAATAACCGCTCGCCACAATCTCACCTCGCTCGGCACCTTCTCCTCGAGAAGATGCTTCGCAAGGTTAATGCCCATAAGTTTTAATAAGTTTAACGAGTACATCTCTGTAATACCGGATAATTTTAGGATTCATTTTTTTCTCCAAGGTAAATTCATAGTCTTGGAATACCGTATCAATAAAATCATTGCGTTCCATCGCAGATAATTGCTTGATATCTTTCTGATTAACGGAAGGTAGGTCTTTTATAAATTCGTCAAAATCATCATCCATAAGCTATGTCAGCAACATTCAGAAGACATGGATATATAAGGGAGAAAGCTACTGACATAATTTATTTGACAATATGTAAGCCTAAACGACTTCTTTTCATTTTCCGACCCTCATTCCAAGAGTCTTCAAATAAATCAATCATTTGACCCATCCCAGCACCAAAATCATTACCCATATGTAATTGGAACATTACCGTAGTAATCTCCTCATACTTTTTTTTATCAGGACACATCTGTGCAAGTTCTGTCAACACATCTTGCAATTTAGAAGTTACCTGTACTTGGGTCTTCTCAGCCACAAATTTCCTTTGGTTAAAAGTTAAATTTAATAGTTAAGATTAGTGATTCGTGGGACATAAGCTGATTTGCCTCAGCTTTTCATCGGGTGCTTAGGATGATTTGTTTATACTACTATTTAGAGGACTGTGTCAAATCTTTTTCTTTAATCATTTTACTATTTCCATATTCATCTTTTTGAATAACCCATAGATCGTTACCATCAAAATAATAACCATCAATACTAAATCTTGTTTTTCCTCTTACCTTACCGTATCTTGCTACTGTTGTTCTTGCTCTCATTTGTTCCTCCAATAATTAAATAAATACCAAAGTAAAAAGGCAGTTCCTCCTACATAAACTGCCTCCATACCTAAAAAGAATAATTCTCTTTCACTCACTTTTGTTTCAGTTTAAAGCCTTGGGCAAGTAAATCTGACCAAACTTTATCTGGAGCCTTATTCTTTTTCTTAGCTAACGTAGTCACCATTTCATGTACTAATTTTGAAATCATAGCACCTGGTTTTCGGTAGCCGTGTTTACACAACGCTTGCAGCACATAATAACTTTCCTTATCTACTGCAACCGACTTCCATTTCTCGATGTTCATGGTTATTTTTTCTTTCTGTTGTATTGATTATATCCTGCAGCACGTCTTGCAAGTTCCTTTTCAGTCACCTCTACGTACCCTCGATCTTCTACCCATCGTTGGAATTTAATCGGTTTATGTCTTCCTTTCAATTGGAAATTATAAACCTGTTCAAACACCTTAATCATCGTAGTTCGATCGGATGCATTAAGAATTTTACCCCCATTCGTTTTAATGGCATGTAAAAATCTTGCAAACTCAAAATCAGGATGTTTGTAGAAAATTAAAAACACATTTAGGAAAGTTCGTTGCTTAGCAACTTTACCTAACACTCCTACAAGTTTTTGGAAATCCTCCCCAAAACGTTGCGCCCAACCAAAATCCGTAACTTTATATTTACCGGATTTAAAATCAGCGGACAAAGTACTATCACGATTGACTCGTCTAGCACCTGCTACAATCGCAACTTCAAGTCCTAATTCATACTTCGTTGTTAAATGTTTTAACAATTGGTAATCCTTTTGATTTGCGTGTGGACGATCATGCCAAAAATTTAAGTAACCTTCTAACGTCCAATTTTTTCTATCGGAATTTAATCTAGTTACATCTAGGTCGTTACCGTTATCGACAATATAAAATCGAACCGGTCTTCCTAATTGTTTACAGGCAAGAATACGATGCTGTCCGTCGAGTACTTTATAACTAGAAGTGACTCGAATGGGATCATCTAAATGACGTTCTTCCATTTTTTCTGCAAGCTTCTCAGCCCAATTTTCATTTACGACACGATTTCCTTTTACATTTTTAAAAAGATCGTAGTCCGTTGTTTCAAAGACTTTGCCTTTGATTTCTTTTACTGCATTACTCATGTTTACCTCCATTGTTAGTGTTTAGTTAATGCAAAATAAATTACTCCTAGTAATACCAGGAATAGTTTAGGCGGAATGATTACAATTAATAATGCAATCAGTCCGATAAAAAAACGATCGATGATAGCCATTAGTTCGGCCTCGCAATCGCTTCTTGTTTGTCGCGCTGCTCTTGTCGGCAGTGCAACTCATCCATGATTAGTTGTTCGGCAAAGCCTTCACTAATCGGGGATATCCTGTCTTCATTAATAATGACTTCAAGATTTGTTAATCGTAATTTTGCATCAATCCATGTGGGATCGCTTGCATCAATCGGATTACCTCGATAGTCAAATTCATGAAGTTTGGATAAGATGTTATCTACTTCAGCAACCATCATACGAAAAGCTTCTGAAAGAGATTTTGTTTTTACCATGCTTCTGTTTTTTATCATGTGATTATATATAAACATATCCCAATTAATTGCAAGTGATATTTTTAAAAAAATTCGTGTTATGATTCTATATGTTAGAATTATTTGCAGTTTATGGAATGTTATGTGTTTTTGATCCTAATGCTGAATCAGGGCGAAATTGTATGAATTTCTGGGAAGATCCTATTGTGCACCACACAAAAGAAAAATGTATAGAAAAATCAAGAGAAATGGGCCAAAACATTGAGGAAAAGTTCGCAAAAGAAGGCTTGCAAATACAAGAATTAACCATATGGTGTGTTCCTACAAAACATCAAAAATCATAAAGTATTGATTTTACGTGAAAAACTATGTTAAGATATTCCCATGACAGCTTATAGGTTTCAGGCTCGATACTTAGGAAAATATTTTTCTGAAGTTGTGCATGCACCTACTGCTGAAGATGCTGGATTAGGATTTGCAAAATTAATTGCAGATGGAAAAATCCAAGCAAAACCGGAGGGGGTTTATACACCAAATCGCCTCTATGTAACATATGAGGAAATAGATGAGCAAAGCACATCAAATCCTGGCCAAGAAGATAAGCTTGGAAAGTAAATGGAACCAATTATTTTTAGAAAATAATGGGTGCACCGTTGAAATGAATCAGATCCAAAATCAGATTAGAAACTGTAGAAGAGAATTGATTGAAATTAGCAATCAATTTCATGGATACAATGATTTTGTAAAAAGATCTGACGAATTAAGTTACGCTTCTTAAGTAGGAAGTAACATTTCTGTTTTTCAATTTTTTGATTAGGATACCTATCGCTTTATTTAAAGCGAAAAGGATTTTCAAATATAGTTGGATATTTTAACCACAATTTTTGTTGTACATCCATTCCATAATATACGTTGATAGGGGTAGTCATCGCACATACTAAAATTACAAAACTTGTAATGACAATAATTAATAAATAATTTTTCATGCTCATTCTTTTGCTTCACCCCAGGAAGGTCCTAAAGCTATATCTACTTTAAAAGGTACTTTTAAACCTTCAATACAATTTTCCATTATCTCTTTTACTTGTTGTGTATCTTTCTCTTCGTTAATACTAAAACAAAGTTCATCATGAATTTGTAATAAAGGCATATAACCTGCTTTACAACATTCAATCATAGCTACTTTAGATTGATCTGCAGCAGATCCTTGAATTAATCTGTTCAGTGCTTTGTAAGTTCCTGATCTTCTAATATTATTTCCATAATGAGCTTTTGCTTCTTCGTATGGCATTGATTTGTGCATATCCCACGTGTTAGGTTCCCACGTGTTGAAACGACACTTACGACCTTTTAGTGTTCGTATAAAACCAAACTTAGCTGCTGAGTTCATAACTTCGGTGGCCAATTTTTTAACAAATGGAACACGTTGATCATATTGCTGAAGTAATTGCATTGCTTTATCTTTGGAAATTCCTAATTCTTTCGATAATTTATTTTTCCCCATACCGTAAAATATTCCAAGGTTTATAGTTTTGGCCGCGGTTCGTGATATGCCTGCCATGTCTGCTACTAATTGATGAAAGTCAGCTGCCTCATCCTGATACGCTTGGATAAACTCCTCTGCTCCTGTAAATCCTTTATCTACGGCTGCTGCGTAATGAGCTACGAGTCTTGGTTCTTGTTGAGAATAATCAAAACTACCCCACTGTCTTCCTTCTTCCGGTAAGAATAAACTTCTAATTTTATTGCCAAATTCTTTATTTCGAGCCGGTATTTGCTGTAAATTCATATTCGAATAACTAAGTCTACCAGAAACAGTTCCACCTCCCTCTGATTTTAATTGATGAATCTCTGAATGAATACGACCTTTATGAGTAAATCGTTCAATACTATCTAAAAAAGTAGAGTGAAATTTATTAATCTCTCTTACATTACGAATAAGTTTAGAAATACTATGTTCAGAATTTTCTAACCAATTAGATGTAAAGCTAGGCTCCTGGGACTTTTCTGTTAAGGGATATTCAATTCCTAATTTATCATAAATTTTAGCAACCGATCTTGCAGCCCATATATCTACGGACATGCCTGTCATATCTTTAATCGTTTTTAAAATTTTATTTTCCTCAGATATAAAGTCTTTTCTTAATCCTTTTATCTTTTCTAAATTTACACGCATGCCTCTCATACGCATTTCAATTAAATTAGGTAACAACTCTTTTTCTAGTTCCCAAACTTCTTGTAAATTTTCTCGTATAATAATAGGTTTAAAATGGTTCCAAAGTTTATAAGTAAGTGCAGCATCTTGTTCTGCATATTGTCCAACATAACCTGCAGGCATCTTCCACATATCTGCTTTTGGATCGATACCCCATTCCTTTGCTCGTTCTTTTAAATAGACTTCAGATTTTATTTCCCCTAAATAATCTGCAGCTAACGCATTTAAAGAATAACTCCATCTGTTTTCATCCACGATTGCCGCTGCAATCATGGTATCAATAATCTCTCCTCTTATTTCAAAACCATTTATTTTTAACCAACCTACATCGTAAGCTGCATTATGAAATATTTTAGGACAAGGTAACTTTAATATGTCTTGTATGAATGCTGTAGTAATTGCTTCATCCATATTACCACCTGCATCATGTCTTATAGGAAAATACCATTGCTTACCTGCTGTAGCCACAGCAAAACCTACAATGTATCCATCAAACCTAGGCCATCCTGGTCCAAGTGTTTTTATGTTCGGATCTTTTGTTTCTAAGTCAATTGCAATTGCATCTGCATGAGTAAGATCAGGATACTCAGAAGGACAACACCAATCTGATTCCTGGTATTGAAAGTTAAGCTGGTGTGTCATTTGGATCTCCGTTTGCGTAATATATTTTACTATTTTCCAAAGTAGATAACTTCGGTAATGTTGTATTTATAAATATTATATCCATTGCCATTAATTTACAATTAATAAATAAAGATTCACAATCAAAAACTTTAAAATTATTATTTGCCATGTAATTTATATAATGTTCAAATAATGGAGCTCCAATGTTATTAGCATGCACAGGGCATTCTAGCTGCACAAATTTTGTTTTTTGAAACAAATCCATAGATCCTTCAATAATTTCTAATTCTGCCCCTTGTACATCCATTTTAATAACATCATAAGATTGATCGGGAACAATATATTTTAGTGGTTTAGTCATTACTTTTTCTTTTTCAAATTTTACATTTGAATTTTCTTCATATAATGAATTACCAGTACTTGCGTCTGATAAACTAATATTAAATTCTCTTTCCTCTACTTTTTGAGCAACAGCCTCTTTGTAATAAGTTCCTAAAATTTCTAGTTTTTCTCTATATTTATCATTAAAATCTATTAAATAATAATTAGCACTTGGGTAAATTAATTTTAACCTAGAAGTCCAGGATCCTTGGTAACAACCCACATCAATGACGTTATTTATTTGAACATTAAATTCTTTTAATCTTTTGTAAAAATTTAAATATACTTCAATCGGTTTCTTTGCTTCCTTCATATTCTCCAATCATCATTTGATTTTGAAAAACCATATCATTTGTTTTATTTTTATACCTATCTATTACATCTTTAAATTTATAATTGGGTAGTAAATTAAACATTTCTTGTTTATCGTGGTCTCCATCAAATTCAATTAATATTGCAGGTTTAGTTCTTTTAATAAAGTTCAATCCTCCTTTTAAAACATCTAATTCAGATCCTTCTGCATCTATTTTTAACAAATCACATTTAGTTAAAAAATTAAATTTATTATCTAATTTAATTTCTAGTATAGGATATCCCCATGGTTTATTTAATCCTCTAACAGTCATAGCTCCTGTATTAAAACCACAAAAATTTGTTTCGTTATATATTAGTTCTTCTATAGGAACGATTGCATCATTGTTTCCAATAATTTCTAAAAAATTAGTTACATTAAAACATTCATTGTGAATTAAATTATAAGATAATAATTGATTTAAAAATCTTTGTATTTCAAAAGTGTACACATGTTTACATATTTTAGCCATTTCTACAGTATGAGTTCCTACATGCGCTCCTACTTCAATTACAATAGATTCTTTGTTTAAAATACTTTTATAAGCTTTGTATACATTAGTTTCCCATTCTCCATTAACTTTAATAATATCTTTAATATACGAATCACATTTTGGAATTAAAATAGAATGCCCAAAGTTTATTACTTTATCGATCATACTCCACACATCCCTTCACATTCTAAATTAAATAAATCAGGATGGTTATCTTTAGGATCTAAATCAACTTCATCTAAAGGTTTGCATTTTCTATGAACAAAGTTTTTAACTTTTGGATTATGCATACGCATCTCTTTATCAAATTGAACAGCATCTGCAAACTCTTTTGGTCTATTTTTTTTCATATCTATCCAAAATGCATCATCATGGAAGGGACATCCAATACAAGCAGACTTTGCCGGGCGTTTATAATTTTTATTGTCATACCATTTTAAACAATCCTCCCGGGACATTTTTTTCTCTATCAAAGGCCATCGGTTACATTGCCACCAAAATCGTGATGGCTTCATTCTCATAATTTCATCTGTAGATATTCCTACCCAAACTTCTACCCATTGATCTTTTTTCATTTTTTGTCTTGGCTTGTAACCCATGAGCTCTCTAATCTTTTTAGCAATAGGAGTAATTTTATATTCTCTTGTACATTGTCTTCGTCCCATTCCTTTTTTACCTTCATCATTTAACGTATAAAAAGGTGCAGAGGCAAATTGATTACCACCTGGTCCAAGAGCCGTGAGTATGTCTTCGCGAATATTTCCTTTCATACAAGTATGCAAAGGTATGCTGACATTGTTCTTTAACCATTCTAGATGTTCATATACAGTCGGAGGTTCCCAACCGGTGTCTGCAAAAATCATAGCATCAGGTTTTACATCAAAAGCTCCTTCATGAGCCATCAATGCAAGTGTGGAAGATTGCACACCAGCTCCTAATGATAAAATTCTCATGGTAGGTTCACCAATAAATTTAGTTTCATCAGCCCCTGCTACGAGTCTGAAGTCATTTTTACTAATACTCATGATTTATTATTACGTAATCGTTCTATTTCTAATTCACAATAATGAATAATTTTTTTTAAATCTTCAATTCCATTTTTCTTTTGGTATCTCACAACATACTTAATTACATTCCCTTGAAAAAAATTTAAATTGTTTTCCATAACAAAATGAAAAGGTTGTATCTTTATTTTATAATGATCTCCTCCTTCTTGTCTTTCAGAAGGAAATACTTTTTCTAAATCAGATTTAGTGGACATAATTATCTTTATAGTTATTATAAATCTTTCCTAATGGAAAGTGATATTTGTGGTCTGTATTGATAAGGTGTAACGATTGTTTCGCTCTCGTCACACCTGTATACCAAACTCTTAGTTCTTTAACTTTTTCTTCTTTGTTCTTTTTTTCAAAGTGGGACGGCCAATTGGCTTTAGAACAAATGACGACGTGGTCGGCTTCAGAGCCTTTAACACTGTGTATTGTATCAACAATGATTCTCGCTTTCTGGTCTAAGTTTATGTTGTTTTCCATACATTTTAAGAAATATCTTTTTTCAGAATCCTTAATTTTTATGGTTAATCCATCCATCCAATCACTTTTCGGCTGTTGTAGACCTGCACGCAGCTGAAGTTCATCGTAATTAAATGGCTGATTCGGATGTGCAAAGCTCCATTTCTGGCTATCCGCTGACCGGTAGCCGTGATCAATGTTGGATATAAAAGTGTACATGGTGCATGCTTCTTCTCTTGTTAACGATCCACCTTGCATCAACTTCTGCCAATAATTGATAGCTTGCCACTGTTGCACATTGAATGATTTATGTCCTTGGGTATTTTCATATACTAAACCCATATCGTACAATTCTTTTTCTACTTCTTTTTTTACATCATGTATTCTTGCTAAAACCATCCAAGTTCCTTTCATTTCAAAGGGAACCTTTTTAACAGACATATATTTTTGTATATCACCCTCTACATTATTGGGAGAAAATATCTTCTCTTCTCTATGTCCTTCCGCAGCTAACATCATTAACTGTGAAAAATAATGTATTCGTTTAGGTATTCTTCGTGATAATTCTAATACTTTCTTTTTACCTGGAAAGTGAATGAAAAAATCGACTTCAGCTCCATTCCATTCATAAATAGCTTGGTCATCATCTCCAGCTAAATAAACTTTTTCAGCTTGTTCCGCTAGTTTTAAAACAACGTCCCATTGTAATGGAGTTAGATCTTGAGCTTCATCAATCATAAGCACTTTAAATTTAGGAACCGTTCCTTCGTCTACAAACTTCTGCAGCATGTCCGTAAAATCTAGACGATCATTTTGCCTTACACCAGGAGAAGATTCAAAGCTTTTAAAATTTTCATATGCAGCAATAATAGAAACAAACTGTGGAAGTCTTACATGTTTTCTTGATTGTTGTTTATATAAAGCAATTGGATCCTGTTTCATATTTCGAGCTCTATCATAAACTTGCAAAGACCAATTATTAAAAACTTTTTGATCTTCCATACCATGTAAGTAATTAAGTTTAATCGTTCCGTAATCTGAATGAAATTGAAGCATATCTTCTTTTGGATCTAAGACCGGTATATGTGAGAATTGAGAGCGTGCAAAACTATGTATAGTAGAAAAATAAGGAAAGTCATCAGGCTTATACCCAGGAAGACTCCCTGCAATTCTTTCAATCGTTTCATCCACCGCTTTATTCGTAAACGAAAAGTACGCGATTTCATGTGGTGATACACCTCTACGAAGAAAGTATTTAATCCTGCGTAGTAGTTGAAACGTCTTTCCAGTTCCAGGAGGTCCGAATATTTTAATTGTTTTCCCATGGAGCTTTTGCTTTAACATGTTTAACCTCTTTGTTTGTGTATTCTGGAAGTCTTGGCATTGCAACGATCCAATGTCTTGTTTGATGTCCTTCATGCTTTTTCTTTGGCTCTGCCCCTCCCGTCTGCAGGAATGTACTACATTCTCTATTAGACCAATTGTTACCAAGCTTTTTCATAAATCTTAGGAACGTTTCTGTTTTGAATCTAAGTTCCTTTGCCTGGTGTTTGTCCTCATGATCAAGCCATATGTAACCATTATCTATTTGATTGAAATCAGCATGGCTTTCTGAGTCCTCTATGAATTGTACCATACGACTATTAAAGATGTCATCTTTCTCTTCAATATGGTCATAACCTTCTATATCTATCTTATTTTTAATTAATTCTTCTTTAAAATCACTCCAAGGATCCGGATTTTGTTTACTTGCTTTGAGATTTCTCCATACAATATCAGCAGCTAGCAGCTTTGCCCCAAATAATTGCTGAGAATATAATTCTTTATTATCCAATTTTATATTTGTACCATTAACAGGTAGGACCCAATAAGGTTCAGGGTATACATTATATTTTTGTAATCTTCCAACTTCAGGCATCGCTTCATTAGGATTAATTCCAAACTTACATCCAACACATTTTTGTCTATTACAATGTGCTTTAGCAATAGATGTTTGACACTTATATTTATAATCTGTTTTTGTATGTTGTTTAATTAAAGTGTTTAACTCTTTTGGGTCTAATGGGGGCTCACCAATCATACGATTAAGTTCTCTGAAATGCTCTGGCCAATAATCCTCATCCGGATTTATTTTTTTACACATTACAGCAACATTAAACATCGCATCATTTCTTCCTTCACCTTCTTCTACCCCGTTCTTTAAAAAACTTACAACACATGGAGGGTAACCTAACTTATCAAATTCTTGTTGATCTATTTTTAATTCATCAAATTGTTTTGGGGTAACTCTATATTGAGTTACAAAATTATATAAATCATTTAAGGGAACACCCATACCATTATCGTATAATGCCATACGAGTAGTTCTTGCTGCATGTTGATAAGGTAAGTTTACAAAATTACCTTTGCTTTTATCTTCCCACTTCTCAGGAGTTAGATCGACCTGATCTTGAGCAGGAAATATATCTGTTGTAGTTCCAGCAACTCCAAGATCCGCTGCATAGTCATTTAATAATCTTCTCATTTTAAATGCTGGTACAGAACCATCAATGTGTAATACTAAATGTAATCCATTTGATTTTGATCGGTAAGGAACTAAGGGATATTTTCTTTCTCTTACCGTTTTAATTAATTCTTTGTGATTTAAATTATAAACATCTACATCAATGACTCCCCATGAACATGTAGAATCATCTTTAATAGGAACCGTTCCTATGTGCCGTGTGCCGTTAATGTGTGCACGGAAATCTTCTATCGTAACTGGTTTTTTATTTATCCAGCTATCGTATTCTCTTTTACCGTTGGGTTTTGTCTTTTCCGTTGCTTTCGACTCACCATAATATGTTGTACTGCCCTGGAACAGTTCCATGAACTGTTCCAGAGTTGTTGCTTCCGTGGACATTAAAACGGAGCTTTTTCAGTATTAACTTCAGTTGAGTGATTAACTTTTACTGAGCCTACATTACATGATTTATAAAACTCATGTGCAGCACTTAAGACCTCTTGATTAGGTACTTGACCCATATGTTCAATTTCCCAACCGTACCAAGATCCAAGATTATTTTTTTCCAATTGCGTTCTAAGTTTATACATTTGCGTAAACATAGCAGGTTGGAATAAAGAACCATCTTTTTTTCTAGATCTTACAGACATCATCATAGAGTTCCACTTTTTAGATTTTTTTCTTTGAGTGGACTTCATTGTAATTAATGCTGTCTCGGTTGGTCTATCATTTTCAACTAGCAAAACATAATGTGAAGCAGTTTCTTCTACATAGTTTCCATTTTCTAATCTATCTTTATTAGAATCGTCCCTAGTTGTTTTAGACATAATATCAGAGTCAGATGCATGTATTGCTGCAGGTGCTCCTGATCCTTCTGTACCTCTGTCTCTCCACTCGATATACTCTAACTTATAAAAGCATGGCACAACTGCGATACCTTTATCATAAAGTCTATCGGTTACAGTATTATAAATCATACCAGGCTTTGCTGCTTCGATATAATTCGCATCACCCATTGTAACCTGTGGTGAAAGTTGTCCTAAAATTTTTAGGAAAGGTAATGCTAAATCTTTTGTTGACATGTTTTCAAAACCTGCCTCTGCAAAAGATTCTATGTTGATTGCAGCAATTTCTGATGTTGGTTTCTTTATTACTGCATTCGTTTTTACTTGCTCTTTAGACATGCGTCCTCCTTATTTTTTCGTTATTTTTGTTTTATTTGAGACATACACTCCAAACAAATCCATTGGAAGTTCTTTTCCATCCTCGATTTGTTCTCGTGCAAATGCTTTTAAAGTCATAGGTTCAACTTTTTCTTTTTTATCATAGTTGAATCCATTCTCTTCGCATACTTGTATAAGTCTCGATACAAGATTATCCTGGCCCTTATTGAACGAAGCGGTGACAGTGTTTTTGATCATATCGCCGTGGCCTTTTTGTCTTAACCACTGATATGCCTCGTCTGTACGGGTCGCTGGAATTTTAGCAGATATCATAGGTTTTACTTCAACAGTAGAACCATCCTCTAATTTAATCATAGAGACACCTAGTTCGGTCATGATTTCTGGGATCTTATTTTCTTCTAACTCACGAACTTTTTCTTTCAAGTTTTTTAATTCGATCTCTTTGAGTTCGAAAATTTCTTGAAGGTTTTGAAGTTCATTACAAGCAGAAGAAAGTTTCTTAATTGATGCATCATTTACATCAACTGATACTTTTTCTATATCCATGTTTCCTCCTGATTTGCCATGTAAAGATATTTGTTGCATTCGTCAAGCAAATAGTTTAACAACCGATTTGACATGGACTACAAGTTTAAAACTAAACCTTATAAACATCAAATTGATGCTTTAAATAAAGCTGCTCATCAGGTTGAATGGGCTTACTTTATGGATATGGGTACCGGTAAAACAAAAACGACAATTGATAATATCGGTATATTATACCAGCAAAGAAAGATAAATTCAGCTCTAGTTGTAGCTCCTAAGTCAGTCTATCTTAACTGGGAACAAGAAATAAAAACCCATTTGCCTGATGATATAAAAAGAAATATTCATTGTTGGAATGTTTCTAAAACAACAAAGTGGAATCCTTTCAAGGAAAAATTAGTTGGTTCTTGTAGTTTCTTATTAATGAATGTTGAGTCGTTATCAACTAAACGTGGAGTAGATGCTGCAGCTAATTTTTTAAAAATAAATCAACATGCTTTGTTTGCTATAGATGAAGCAACAACAATAAAGAACCCAAGAGCAAAACGAACAAAACATATTTTAGCACTGTCCACACTATCCAAATACCGCCGAATATTGACAGGATCCCCAGTAACAAAATCTCCATTAGACCTATATACACAATGTGCATTTCTAAACAAGGGTTTATTAGGATATGATTCGTATTATGCTTTTAGAGCACGTTATGCTGTCATGCATACTATTTATACTAATGCTAATACTCAAGTACAAATACCAAAATATTATTGTAATCTAGGAGAACTAGAAACTAAACTAAAAGCTTTTTCTACAAGAATAAGAAAAGATCAATGTTTAGATATACCTCCTAAAATATATAAACAAAGGTATGTGCATTTATCTTACGAACAACAAAAAGTTTATGATTCGTTAAGGAAAAATGCTTTAGCTATATTAGAAGATTCTACTGTATCTTATACAAATAAATTAACAGAAATATTAAGATTACATCAATTGTGTAACGGCTTTCTTAAAAATGATGATGGTTTAATTACTGAATTTAAAAATCCTAAATTAGAAGAACTAGATTTAATTATAGATGAAGTAAGTGGTAAAATGATTATATGGGCTAACTATGTTAAAAATATTGAAGACATATCCTCTCATTTATTAAAACGATTTGGTAAAGGTTCTGTAGTATCTATGTATGGTGCTACTGATTTAGCATCTAGACAGAATGCTGTTAAATTTTTTCAAAATGCTCCCGAATGTAGATTTTTTGTAGCTAACCCACAAACTGGTGGTCATGGTCTAACATTAACTAAAGCTGAATATGTTGTTTATTATTCTAATAACTACAACTTAGAATTGAGATGGCAATCTGAAGATAGAGCTCATCGAATAGGTCAAACTAAAAATGTAACTTATATTGATTTAATTATGAAAGATACTGTTGATCAACGCATTGTGGAGGCGTTGGATAAAAAAATGGATATTTCTGCTCAGACCATGGGTGAAGAAATAAAAAAATGGTTGCAATAATTTTTAAAAAATAATAAATTCAAACTGTAAAAATACAGTTTTAGCAATGTGGCTAAAACTACTATAACGATCAAACTAAAGTTTGATGGTTGTGTGTTCTTGAGGACAGCCCAGCGAACAATTACCTCTCACTGGGCTGTACCCCCTTTATAAATTATTCTTCGTCTTCTTCGTCATCAAAAGAATCTTCATCCTCTTGATCCGCTGGTTCCATTTCCCAGACTTTGTCTCTAGCTTTTTGTAGATCTTCTTCAATTCTATCTAGGATGTCCTCGATAGTTTCTTCTTTTTTCTTAGGCATGTGTACTCTCCCCTTGGTTAGATCTGAATGCTAACCCAGGGGAGGTAATAAATATAGATAGAGCCTCGAATTAATTAATTAATAAATTCAAGTTCTTCTTGAGTGTAAGGCCACATTATTTTACTTTAATGTCCTTGATCGCTATTTCTTTTGGTTCTTCAACACCAAACTTAACAGTTAATACACCGTCTTGCATTTCAGCTTCATCTACAACAACATCATTTCTTAATTGAAATTGTTTAAAGAATTTTCTAGCTGCAAGTCCTTTTTCAATGTATTCTTTTTCTGCGTCATCTATTTGACCAGAAACAGTTAATACACCGTCTTTGTATTGAACTTTTACATTCTTTTTATTAAATCCAGCAAGACCTAATTCAATTCCGTATTCACCTTTTCCGTATTTTACTACGTTGTAAAATGGAAACGATTGTACTTTTGATAAATTCATAAATATATCATCAAACGAATCACCGAAAATTTTGTTGGATTTTTCCCAAAGTTCGCTTTGGAATTTGTTATATAAATCTAAACCTGTCATATTATCCTCCTTAGTTAAGCAAGTTTAATAGGCCAACATATGTTGCACCTGCAAAGTATTATATAGTAAGTTTCTTAAATTGTTCAAGTCTTTCTAGAAATTTTTCTGAATATTCTGCCAAATCACGCTCTCTAAGCTTAAATTCCTGATATTTGAGGTCTCGGGTACAGATAGTTATTAAACCCTGTTCTATGGGCCCGTAATGCTCTTTATGAGCTAAATAATAAGCTCCTAGCTGTAATTTATAATCTTCCACCCATTCTTCCTTTTTTGGCTTATTTGCTTGTTTAAAATCAATAATAGTAGGTAAATCATTGTGTAATGCTATACAATCAGTAGTTCCTGCATATTCATGTTTATATGCTAAGGATATCTCATTACCCCACACTTCTTGTAAAGGCTCTAAATTTTGTAATATTTTATGTGCCATGAGCCGTGGTTTTTGAGCCTGTGGATCTAAGTTAACGTATCCAGAACCGTCTAAATATTTTTCTAATACTAAGTGCATTTCAGTTCCAATGGCACTTGCTTCTCTTACTATTTTATTTGCAGCATCTTCCCCAATACGTTCACGCCATTTTTTTAATCCTTCATCATCTTTTGTTTTTGATAAAATTGTCGTAACACTAGGTACTTTTTTCTCATCAACTAAATACTTACGAGTTGTTTCAGTAAATCTATTGTATTTTTTATAAGGATATTTTTTAATCCGTTGAAGCTCTAGTAGCTTTAAGCCACTTTCTGATTTTTCTAATTTCATATTTAAGTATATTACTTAAATGGATTCATAAGTACAGCCATAATTATAGCAAATGCTGCCCCAAGCATATATTTTTCTAATCTAGCCATTCTTTCTTTTAATTCTTTTATTTGAGCAAAAGTTTGTTTCTGCATAATTCTGCAGAGTTTTTCATGATCTTCTATTTTTTGCATTGCAGATCTAGGCATTTCTTCTCCTCATTGCTAAATTTAAAATTTCATCTTGAGGAAATAATGCTTGAGCAAGATCCGCTTGTTGCATACTACCAGGTTGTTGTGGAGCTTGTCCTGTTTGTTGTGCAAGTTGTATATCTTGATCAACTGTTTGTTGAGCTGTATCTTCAGGTTTTTTAAAATAATCAATGGTATCTTGTTCTGCTGTTTTTTCAGAATTAATAAATTCTACACCTTGAACAATATCTGCTTCAGGTGTTCCTTTTGGAATAAAATCATTTACAAACATTCCTTTAATAACTTTTTCAGGAACTTTATCTTCATAGTTTTGTTCGTTAGGCACCTGAAATGGTTGTTGAGATAAATATTTAGTTATTTCTTCTGGGGCTACTTTTTGTAAATCTAGATTAGGATTGTCTTTAGATTCTGGTATCATGTAATTTAAGAATCTCGCAGCCGCATCTCTTTTTCTAGTTAATCCAGCTGCAGTTAATGAAGGCGTAAGTTTTCTGTAAATACCTGACTTAGCAGAATAAGTTTGACCTGCTACAGTAATTTTACCTGTTTTAGCAATTTGCAACATTTCATCTGGTAACAAAGCATCATTCATTAATCGTAAAGCTACTGGATCCGCTAATACATTTCCAAATTGTCTAGCAAGTAACATAAATACCAATGGTGCAAATGGATTAACAGCAAAAGCACCTGCTCCAATTACAAGTCCTCCAGCTACAGATCCTAATGATCCAAGCATAAATCTTCTTTGAATGAAGGTAGAAGAATCCGATAGTGGTACATCAGATACAGCTTTCATATAATTTGTAAAATTCATTAATGAATTATAATGATCTTTACCTACCATGTTGTATAGTTTTAATCTTGAAAGTTCATCAGTTGCACCTTCAATACCTAAATTTTTCATAAACTTATTAATATTAAATTGTGCAAAATCATCTGGAGCAAATCTAATTTCAGATATATTAAATTGACCTTTTCCTTTTACTATATCATCTACAGATAATCCTTTTTCCATGTAATAAGGATCTTTAGCTGCATTTTTAATAAAATCATCAGCATACTCTACTCCTTCTCTAATGAAAGGATCTGCTTCTAATGCATTAAATATACTTTTTGCACCAGGTGTTTGTGCAGTATCAAAAGATTTTAAAAATGTGTTAAAAAAATATCTATTGACCCCTGCTTTATATAAAAATCTTCCGTTGGCTGTTGTCTTTTGTCCAAGTTGAGGATTATCTACAGCTCCAATTAATCTTTTAAATTCGTTTACTGCATCTGGATTTGAACCTAGAAACACATCTTTTTCTAAACTTTTAAAAAAAGACGTTCTACCTACTTCACTTGTACCTAAAATATTATACAAAGCTTTTTGAGTGAACATATTTTTATCTGCTTTTGCCATAGCTCTTGTTAAACCACCTTTGCTATAAACAGTCATAATATTTGAAAATGTTCTATTTGCATGTGCTAATTGATTTACAGCTTTTCCTGTTCTATCAATAATATCTTTTATATAAGCATCTCCATTTGCTTTGTTTGCGTAAGCCATTTCTCTTGTGACTGGATCTGAATATGCTCCAGCAATTTTTTCGTATTGTTCTCTTATACCTACATCTTTTAATAATGCAGCTTCATGTAAATTTTGGCCCATCATTGCAAGATCGTTTTCACTTGCTTCCCAAATTTGTTTTACTGCTATGTTTCCAGTTTTTAAATTAGTTGTTTCCATAGCTCGATTAAGCATTTCTTTCATACCTTTATATTGTTGTAAGGTTAAATTACCTTCAGGTATAGAATTAATAAATCTGTAAAATTGAAAAACAGGATCTCCTCTTGTTGTAAGTTCTTCCACTCCTTTTAAATTTTCTTGTAATAGCTCTCTGTTAAATTTAGGATAACTAGCTTCTAGTTGATCTAGCATTTCATTTGCAACTCTTCTTGTATTGGTTAATGAAACAACCGCAGGGTTCCCTGCAGCTAAAGCATAGCTGTTAAATTTATTATAAGCACTATTGATCAAATTAACATTTTCTTTAAATACTAAATTCATTTGATCCAACATACCATGACCAAGAACCGATGTTCTTATTAATGGTGAGTAAGACATCAAATCCATTAAATAAGATTTACCCATAGCTTGTTCTACGTTTTGAAATGCTTTGTATCCAACAGAAGATACACCAGGAAATACACCAACTGTTTTAAAATAGTTTTGTGCTATAGGACCTAAAAATCCTGTAGAGTTCATTGCAGCTATTAATGGAATAGGTAATCCTTTATCTCTTGCAAAGTTTGCAAGTTCTTTTGCTTTATCACCTCTTAAACCAAATAATTTAGATAATGGTTTTCCAAATACTCCTCCAATAATAGGACCTAATAATGCAGCTCCTGAGTTCCATAATGCTGCGTTCTTCATTGCTTCAAATGCATTTAAAGTAATATCTTGATCAATTTCTTTTTTATCAATATTACCTAAATCTTCTGTCATTGCTGCTACGATTTCATTACCTACAGCTTCGTTAGTTAAATCATATGCCATAGAACCAACTCCAGCTCCCACAGTACCTCCTGCAATACTAGCAAGTTCCATTTGACCTAATGGAGAACGTACAACTCTTTCTGGTAGATCAGCTACACTTGCGAGTCTACTCATTACACCTTTTGTAAATTTCATACTGTCAGGTAACTGTTGAGCAGCTTTACCAAATGTTAATGTTTGTCTATTTAATAATTTACCTGCTTTTGCAGCTTTAAGAATATTACCTCTCATTAAAACTAATGGAACAATAGATCCAACTAAATCTCCAGCTAATTCTGCACCTGGTCTTCCGCTAAAAAAACCTTCGTCACCTTCAGCTAATAGTTGAGCTCTAAGTGGATCTTCCTCTATCTGTCTTACTCTTGCAATATTAAACGCAGCTTCGGTTCTTTTTTCTAAAAGGTCATCCATTTTAGGGCCTTTGAGAGCACCTCTATCAATTAATTCATCTAGGATGGCTCTTTGTTCATCACTAAAAGTTTCTACCTCTAAAGTATTGTTATCAATTTGTTTTTGTAAGTTAGGTATATCTAAAGCCATGGTTAAATACCTTTATTAAATTTTTTAATTAAATCTTCTTGTGAGTCTTCTTTTAAAGATTTTTTATATTGTTCATATAATCTTTCTTTTGCTTTAGGGTTGTATCTTAATTGTTGTTCAAAAGTACTCATGAAAGTTTCTAAGACACCAGCCTCTCTTAATCTTCTCTTCGTATCATTTAAGTCAGTAATTAAGTTATCTTCTAAGGCTTTTAATTTACTTAAGACTGTTTTATCACCACCAAAGATAGGGAAGATACCCACAACTTTATCAGCAGCATCTACATCTCGACCTGTTAATCGGTCTGAATCTTTAAATGAGTTTGCTAACGCATAAGTTAAAGTAACTTCAGCAACCGCTAGTTTTTCTAACTCTTCATCAGTTACTTTTTCTCCTTCTGCAGCAAAAGTAGTTTTAAATCTTTTCTTAGCTTTTTCTTTTAAACTATCGTAGTTATATTTCTTTTTAAGTTCATTAGCTCTTTCTTTAGTAAAATACCCATCCTCTAAACCTCTATCAATTGCTCCGAAGAAATCTTTTGTATATGTATCTGCTTTACTTGATAATGCTTCATAGTCGCCGCCAAAACCTAAACTTTCAGCTGCAGATCCTAAACGTGATTTAATTAAATTAAGTTTACCACCAACACCCGCTGCACCTTTTTTAGTTGTAATAATACTAACCGCATCATTTAAAATGTTTAGTGATTTTGTTTCTTGAGAAAGTTTTCTTCTCAACTTCATTGTGTTTTCATTAAATGCATTAGCTGCAGGTAATGATTGAACATAGTTTAATCCTTGTTTACCTAAAGCTTCACTAGCTTCGTCTATGCCTACATAACCGCCAGGTGTTTTAATTTGCACTGTACCATTCTTTAATCTTCTACCTTCGTAGTTATATAAATTACCGTCTTTATCAGCTAATTGAACATGCTCTACACTTGCATCAATCATTTTAGCTCCTTTAGCAAGTGCTGACATTTCAGCTGCAGCTGCATCTAAAGCATCACCCATTAATTTATTTTCTATTTCATTTTCTTTTAATTTCATAACAGCATAATTACTTACTGCTGGATTTAATGCATTACCAAATACTTCTAATGCTCCGCCTAATCCTGATTTAGTAGTCGTACCACTCATCAAACCAGATGCTAATTGTGCTAAAAATACTAAGTTAGCATTAGATGGAGAACGTCCTTCTCTTAATTGTTCTGCAATCTGTCTTGCTCTTGTAATCATATCGGTTGTATAAACCTGGCCGTTGACCGTGGTTTGTTTTTTTGGTACCCCGGTTGTTGTAGCTACACCTTTACCATCTCCTAATTTTTTTGGTTCCTCTTTTTTAGGTTTAATAGCTCCTTCACTCATCTCCACTGTTTTTTGCTGACTGATAGGGGCTATCTTTGGATCTTTAAAAAAGTTAGGTGTATTTTGTGCATAGAATCCATCATCTTGTACTGCTCTTTGTGCATCCGCTGGATTTTGAACACCATTATAAACAGATAATAAAATATTACCTGCTTTAGTTGTAGATATACCTGTTAACTTAGATAAATCTTGAGCTTCTTTTTGTGCTTTTTTAATTTTTTGTTCATTAGACATATTTCTTACGTTTTCTTCTTCGCTCAAACCATATCCAGAGAAGTAATCTTCACCCATAGACATCTCATAATTTTGATTTGTATCTAAAGAAGTAAGTTGTTGTATCTGTCTTTCTTTATCTGCAGCAAGTTTTCTTTGTGCTTCTTTTTCTCTTATATCTTTTAACGCATAATAACTTTGAGGCATGAAGTTTGAGACGTTTCCAAATCTTGTTTCATACGTATTAGTATCTCTATTTAATTTTCCATCTAAAATATATTTATTTGCTAAACTGCCTAGACCAGATATTACTCCAGCACCTCTTGTCACTGGATTAAATAAACCTGCTAAAGAACCTATCGTAGACGTGGTTTCTCCAAGACCTGCGCCTTTACCAAGATTATATAAACCTTGTTGTGCTATTACGTCTGTACCTAAATTTCCAACTCCTCTATAAAATTTAGGACTTGTGACATCCAAATACTCAGCACCTTTTGCTACATAACCTAATCCTTTTTGAAACATGCCTGGACCTTGTGGTGTGTAAGGACCTTGTCCTGGAATGGTTACAGGTACTCTATTTGGATTATATACTGCAGAACCTCCTACAGGTTGTCCTACCATTATCCCTACTTGAGCTCGTATAGGTTTTAGATCACCTTTTTTTAATGCAGCGTTTCTAAATAACGGTCTATTTAATACTTTATTAAACTTGTTTCTGTCCACCTGTCACTCCTTGGTAAGCTGCAAAGGCACCAATACCGGTTCCAATGGATTGTGCCAAAGGACTTGTTTGAGGAGCAGTTGCAGTAGTTATACCTGACTGTGATGTAGGTCCAGCAGCATAAATATTTTTTAAGAACTCTAATCTTTGGTATGGTTCGTATTGCTGTTGTAGTGTTGATTGTCTTTGAGCATCTAATGTAGCTTGAGCAAGTTGTCTTTGTACTCCACCAGCAGCCATTAATTGACTAATATCATTTCCAGCCATTGTTTGTTGAGTTACTCCAAGAGCTCCTAATTGTTGAGCACCTTGTAATCCAAGTTGTTGTTGGTTTTGTGCTGCTTGTAAAGCTGTGCCAAATCCTTGTTGTTGAGCTAAACCCATTTTTTCTAAAGTTCTACCTTGTAGTTCTGCTCTTTGAACACCTTCTCTACCACCACCAAAAGCTCCTGACAGAATTGCTTGATCTGCAATTCCTTGTTGCATAATTTGCCCTTGTCTTGCAATTTCTCCTGTAACATATTGTTGATAAGGATTTAAAAATTGAGAAATGTTAGGTCCTGCTAAAGCTGTTTGAGCAGCATTAATTCCTGATTGCACTGTAGGAGCACCTACTCCTGTTACTCCAGCTGCTTGCATACCTCTTGATTCTAATCCGCCAAGTCCCGCAATTTGCATTGCAGGTAATTTTTCAGGAGTTCTAGTAAGATCATAAGCAAGATCCATTAATTCTAACTTACGTTCTTCAATACCTGGTGCTTCTCTTACAAAAGAAGTAGTAGTAGAAGGAGCAGATCCACCACCGCCTCCACCACCAAAATATTGTTTTAATCCTGTTTCAGGGTTGATAGTTCCTGAACCCCCAAACATTTTTAATATTCTAGCCTCAAATTTATTAATGTGGGCTAGTTCAGTGTCTCCTTTAACACCTTTACCGGATATATCTTCATATAAAAATTTAAATAGTTCTACTTTATCTTTAGTAGATAATTTATTTTTTATTTCATTTATTAGGTTACTAGAATTCATAACTTTTTCTCCAATTGGACGTGTGTTTTATGGAATCCTCTTGATTTGAGTATTCTTTCCCAACCTGGTCTTGCGAAAATTTCCATCTTCTTACAGCCTTCTGATTTAGCCCATTCGCATATCTGATCCATGTAGCTAAACCAACGCTCATATTGCTCACCAGTCGTAATCCTAAGATCGCACACTTTAAAATTAGGGTACTGACGAATTTCTGTGATACATACACAAATGACTTTGTTATCTTCTCCATCGACAGCCATCCATAATTGCATATGACCGCCTTCAAGAAATTCCAGTATGTCTTTCGCATCGTATCCTCCGTGTTCCCTACATGCTGCATCGACTAATTTTTCTGCTAATGGCCATACTTTTTTTACCTGGTCTTTAGTGAAGTTTATTAGTTCTGTTTGCATTTAATAAGTCAAATATTCTTTTAAACCTTGCTTGTTGTTCATAAAAATATTTGGCACCTTTTTCTCTCATTTCTTTTTCATTTTTAGGATTTGCACCTGCAAGAATACCGGCACCTAATACACCATCAGTTCTTGTAACAAATTCTCCGTCAGCTAATTGAGCTAACATAGTATCTTCATCTTTACTTCCGTTTCCGGTTCCATCTTCAATATAGCCACTAGCTCTTTTATAATTGTTAGAATCGTTTTCATCATGAGTTAATTTAGACGGAAGATAATTAATTCCTCCTGTAGCAAAAGAAGCTAAACCACCTTCAGCATATTTTTTTGGATAAAATGTTTGTTCTGTAAATGCATAAGGTTGTCGTGTAGGATATAATGTTTCAGGTGTTTCCTGCATCGCTACTTCTACTACTTGTCCTGTTACAGGATCAATTCTTTGCATTCCTCCTCTTGCCTCTCTTAACTCTGGATAATTAATATTATAAGAAGGAGCATACATGGTTGTTGGTTGTGCTTTAAATGCACCTGTAGCATATAATAGTGCAGGTACACCAAATAAGGTAGCACCTTTTGCAATTTTATTTATATCATATTCATTGCCTGTTTTAAAAAGTCCTGTTATTTTATCCATAACGCCTGCATCTTTATTTGCGTTATTTATTTGTTTTGCAACATTAAATTCTTTTCCTGTTGTATAAAGATCATCTATGCTCTCAGCATCTGAAGGTACTGTTTTAATTCCAGTATTTGTTGCTCGTGGTATTGGAATGAGTGGCTCATCAACACCTGGTATTTTATATTGACTCGCTAAAGACATAGCTAATGCGGGAGGTACTCCTAATTTTTTTCCAATTCTTCCAGCAACACCTTGTTTAACGGATTGTGTAAGTAATTGTTGTAAACCTTGTTTTGTACCCATACTTTCAATCGCTGCTGCAGGTGTCAGAAAAGAAAGACCGCCAGATAAAAGACCTTGTCTAAAAGCGTCTTTAGTATCCATACCCGCAAGTTTACTGCCTAAAAAGCCAGCTCCTCCTGATATCAAAGCAAATGTTATTGGATCCATAATTTATTAATACCTATTTTCCTGATTTTATCTTATTTATCAGGGAGTATCAACTCATCAAGAAATCTTCCTGTATATTGGTGCTCTCCTACATGGGTAATGTAGTCACTGATCCAAGCATGGCATTTACCACCTATATCTTTCCATCTTTTACAGAAAGCAAAGTCTTCTCCTAAATAAGTATGTTTTTCAGGGTCAAACAAGGTATCAAAGAAATTCCACATATGAGTTAATGTTTCACTCTTACCATTAACCACTTGTTTTTGATCGATTGACATATGGGGATAAGCATCTATCATTTTATTAAATACAGATCTTTTTATCATCATAAATCCAGTAGGAGAATGGGTAACTTCAATAACACCTTTTTGTATATGAATAGACTTTGGATCTGCTACTTTAAATGGATATCTATAAAATGATTTATTCCTTAAATCTTCAACTGTTTTAATTTTACCTTCTTTAATTCTATCTAATCCTTTTTCCCAACACATATCTTTTAATGGATAAGGAATAGAAATAACATCTTTATCTGCCTCAAGTAGTCTTCCCGCCGCTCCTCCATTAAATGAAATATCAGAATCAATAAACAATAAATGAGTAAATTCTTTTTTCTTTAAAAACTCTGCAACACACATATTTCTTCCTGATGTCACAAGAGAACATTTCATTATTTGAAATCCAATTTTAACTTTATTATAAAAACACCATTTTTGTAATTCTAATAAAGCTTGTGTATAATGTATGCTGCAATCACTATGCACAGGAGTTGCAACCATAATTGCATATTTACTTAAATTTGTTTCTGGTGCCGTTGGTCGTTGTTCTTTATCAAACCATATCGGTTCATGATTTTGCATTTGATGCTCCTGTTAAAAAGTTAGTCCACTCATGACTTCTGTTTTTCCAATTATAGAATTTTTCGTAAAATTTTTGTTGTGATGTTAACAGTTCTTGCATTCCTGGTTCATGTAATTGGTTTACAATACCTTCTATTGCATAAGCAAAATGTTGTGCTAACATTTTATAATCACTTTGATATTGAACATAAAGAGGCCATTCTGAACAAGTTTCGTATAGTGCTCCGTAGTTTGTAACAATTCCATATAAGCCATTTGCTAATGCTTCAATAGCAGATATACATGAGGTTTCTTCCCAAATATTAGGATAAACATAAAGATGATAATTAGTAATATTTTTTAAAATTGTTTCATTACTAGCAAATCCAAGATAATTAACATTTTTAATTTGTCTTGCTTGTTCAAATAATGGTTCATACAAATCTTTATGTGCTTCATCAAAAGTAGATCCGTAAATTTGAGTAGAAGAATATACATCACAAGTAATTAAAGGATTTTTAATCAATTGCATTGCTCCTAATAAGACATTTAATCCTCTCCAAGGTGTGGAGGTAAATAACATTTTTACAGGTTGTCCTTTTTGATATACAGCTCTTCCATGAAATTGATCTACCGCATTTTTAATTACAGTGCATTTATGAGCAGGTAATTTAAACACCATTCTGTATTTTTCCGCACACCAATGACTATTAAATACGTACCAATCATATTTATCGTGGTTAGATTTATCTTTCATCCACGGAGCTACATTAGGTTGATCGTATGAATTTTGTATCCAAAGTATGTTAATTTTGTTTTTTGATAATGGTTCTTTTTCAGGAACCGAAGTTGTGATTTGAAAATTATTTAATAATTTATTATCTACGTATTTATACAGTAGATTATACTGTAGTTCCGTACCGCCGATAGGTTTCATGCACTACTTCTTTATAGTATCACCTTTGGTATGTAAAGAAGCAACTGTAATTTCTAAATCTTGTCTAAAATCATCTGCTGTTGTATCTGTAACTGGATTTGCTACATCTGCATCAAATGCAGCTTTATTTTCGTACACAACACCAGTTCTTTTATTTTTAACAATTTCTTTTGCAATTGCTGGTATTTTTGTTATTTCATTCATCTTGGTTTTCCTTGGCCTCTTCTTGGTTTCTTTGTATAACTTTTATTTGGTCTTTTGGCAACCCTTCCTGGTCTTTTTTTTCTTTTCTTTTTAATAAAATTATTAACACCAAAACCTTTTGCTTTTTTAGCCATTTTGATCGTCCCTTGATATTTCTAGTATAGAACATACTGCAGTTACATTTGTAGTGTCTGAGGTTTGTGCTAATAAAGAATCATTTTCCTCTAGAATAATAGGTCCTTTTGCAAAGTTACAAATGGTGGGTCCTGAAATAACTCCGTGAGCAATTCGATAAGTAGTTAAACCACTGTTATCTAAAATAAAGAAATCTACATTTTTACTTCCACCTGTATTTGTAACTTGCATATTTTGAATAACTGCACGTCCGTTGGACGGTGCTGTGTATACTGATACAGCAGCAGTTGTTGTAGGTGCGTAGAATGCGTTTTTATAAAAATTAGCCATTTGTTAAATCTACCCATTTTAATGTACCACAGACATCATCTCCATTAGATGCACCTTTAGCACATAGTGTTATTGTATCAGAAACTCCAGCAATCGTTTGACCTATTTGATATTGAAAGTTAAATCCGTCTTGTGCAAAAGCTAAACTATTGGCACCTTTACCAGATAAATAAGCTTGCCCAATCACAGTTCCACCTGTTATTGTTTTTGTTCCTGTTAAAT